TTTGTAGAAAGACAAAGTTAGGGGGGGTTATTAGGTTGCTAATACACAACAAACCGTTTAAGATAAAAAAATGAAAAAAGCACCGAAACAAATCATTGGCTTTTTGCGTAATCCTGAAACATGGGACGCAAATGTTTTTGAAACCGCCATCAGAAACGAAGTTGAAAATTCGACTGGTGCGTTGACCGCATCTGATGAACTGCTAGTTGGTTCGTTGGTGTTGGTGGTTGATACTTTAATCCAATCGCATATTGGGTTACAGGAACATGGCGCGATTTACCACTACAACGCGGGCGATGCGCCTAGCCCACATTACAAGATAAGAACCGAATCTATGGATAAAGCCATCAAGATTCTTGCCGAACTAGCATTAGTGGCAAGGGGCAGACCAAAGATTAAAAATAAAGTATCCGAAGTAGATGAATTATTCGCAACTGCTTGAACCCGCTTTTCAATACGCTAGGGGCGTAACCCTTGGTGACATTAACGCGTGCGAAGATGTAAAGTTAGCCGCCCAACGATTCCTAGATATGGTGGAACGTAAGGATGCGCCTTACGAATTCGTACCTGAAAAAGCCGAACACATCCTAAAGTTTGCCAAGTTCTGCCGCCATGTAAAAGGCGCGGATGCGGGCAAGCCTATCCAACTGCAACCTTTCCAAGTTTTGTTTTTGGCGGCTATCTACGGGTTCAGGGATAGGAAAGATAGAACCGTTCGTTGGGTAACGGATGTAATCCTATTTGTGCCGCGGAAATCGGGTAAGACAACCCTAGCATCAATCATTGCTTTATACGAATTGCAGTTTGGGGACGCGGGCGCGGAAGTGTTTACTTTGGCTACCAACCGCGAACAGGCAAGCATTTGCTTTGATTCATCTAAGGCCATCATTGAAAACATGGTTGCGGAATTTCAACAAAAGTTTGTTGTTTACCGTAGTGAACTAAAGAAGGCGGGCGATTCCACTTCTACCTATCGTGCGCTATCGCGTGAAAACAGGAAAACGGGCGATGGTAAAAACCCATCATGCGCAATGATTGATGAAGCGGCGCAGATTGTGGAACGCGGCTCAATCGAGGTTTTACATTCGGGTATGGGTGCGCGTAAGAACCCTTTGCGGATGTACCTAACTACCGCATCGTTTACCAAAGAAACCAAGTTCTACGAAGATTTAAACCACTTGCGCAATGTGCTACGCGGTGCGGCAGAAGATAACTACCGTTGGTTTGGTTTACTGTATTCCATCGATGCGGGCGATGAATGGTCTAACGAAGAAACATGGGGCAAAGCAAACCCTATGCTTGGCGTGTCGGTTACTGCCGAACACATTAGGCACATGGCACAGGAAGCGCAAGCCAAGCCCGCAAGCCTAAACGAATTTCTATGCAAGCAACTGAACATTTATGTTTCAGCAAACAGCGCGTGGGTTGACCGCCGATATTGGGATGATGCCGTAAGCACCATGCCCGCAGATAAACCCGAATCAACCTTTATTGCATTTGACTTGGCATATAGCCGCGACCTGAACGCGGTGTGTACTTTGCACCGATACGGGGAAGAAAAGTTCTTTGCAGAATTCCAATTTTTCTTACCGATTGAAAGCCTAGACCTAATCCCCAATCACTACAAATCAATCTTTTCACAAGCGCATCAAAGCGGCATCTTGCGGTTAACGCAAGGCAATGTGACCGACCTAAACGAAGTGGAAGCGTACATAAAACAGCAATGCTTAAAGTACGATGTGAAAGAAATTGGCTATGACCCGTACAACGCCGCGTCATTGGTGGCTAATTTGTATGCCGAGGGTTTACCCGTAAAGAAAGTTGGTCAGGGCATGGCGGTTCTATCGAACCCATCTAAAACCGCTGAACAATTGATTCTTAAAAAGGGCATCATGCACGATGGCAACCCTTTTGTTGGTTGGCAACTAGGAAACGCCGAAGTTTACACGGATGTAAACGGAAATGTCAAAGTTCGCAAGAATGAAGCCGATACATCCGCAAAAGTTGACGGAATTATTGCAATGATTATGGCTTTGCATTGCCATCTAGACAATGTTTTTGTTTCTGATACATTTGGGTTTAGAAGTTTTGAATGGTAAACCATCAGGAAATTGGGTAAAAACATGGCTATTTTCGACATTTTCAAGCGCAATAAAGACCAAAAAAATGAATCAAATGTGCTATTTGGTCAATCTGCGCTAGGTAATAACATTGTTTATCAGGGGCAAAACAAAGCCCCGAATGTCAATACCCAAATTCTTTATGTAACCACAGGCGCGACCAATAACGCGGGTCGCCCCGTGGATATGTCGCTACTTACGCGCAATTCAACCGTGATTGCTTGCGTTGCGGCAAAGGCTAGGGCGCTTTCCCAACTGCCTATTCGCGTGGTTAGCCAAGCCGAAGATGGCACTTATGTGGATGCCATTAAATCCGATTTGGTTGGCGCACGGGACAAGGCTAAAGCCAAGCAAGTGGCAAATCTTTTGGCACAACCTAACCATTTCCAAAGCACTTACGAATTTTGGTATCAATGGTTGATGTGGTACGAACTTGCGGGCGAAGCATTTACCCTTTGGTGGAGAAAAGACCAAAAGAGTACAACGGAAACCCCGTTGGAAATGTACTTGCTTGATTCAACCCTGATTGCCGTAACAATCACCCCTGCGCGTTACCCATCGTATCGTTTGAGTACGCCAAGTTACGGTTTTAACCGTGATGAACCGCTGAACTTTAACCAAGTGATGCACATTAAAGAAATGAACTGGCAAGGTTCTGCGGGTTTTAACAAAGGCATTTTGGCGGCAGAACTTGTATCGCTAGACCAAGATATTGATTTGTACGCAAACTACATCATGCAGAACGGCGCAAAGCCAAGCGGTATGTTTACTAGCGAACAAGTTATTTCTGATGCCAAATATAAAGAAATTGCCGCCCGTTTGAAAGAAGCATGGTCGGCAATGGTTTCTAGCAAGCCAAGTGACCCAAGCAAAGCGGGTCAAGGTATGTTACTTGACCAAGGCATGAAGTACACGCCTTTGGATATGCTGACCCTGCAAGATACGGACGCGGCTAAATTGAAAGAACAAACCATGAAGCGTATTTGCGGTTTGTTTGGCGTACCCGCGGCAATGATTGGTATTGGTGATTCAAAGTACAACAATACACAAACAATGATGGATGAATTCTATAAATCCACAATGTACCCAACGCTGATTAACATTCAGCAGAAATTAAAGCAACATTTGTTTGTTGGCTACCCCAATTTGTCAATTGAGTTTGATACGCGCAATTTCTTGAAAGGCGCACCATTAGACCAAATGAATTTTGCTACCGCGGGCGTGACAAATGGAATTATGACCCCCAACGAAGCCCGCGAATATTTGGGTATGCCGAATATCGAAGGCGCTGATGAACTGATTGATAAGGGCGGCAAAGATAAACCGATTGCGGGAACATCACCCCAAGATACAGGCGGCGGCGGTGGAAATCAGACCCGTAAAATGAATATCGGCAAGTAAAAATAAAGTGTCACACATTTTTAAGATTGTGATAGCATCGTTGGCAACTTACAAGCCAAATCAAGAACCGCCCCCGAAAAGAGGGCGACCGCCTAAAACAATATATGACATCGACCGAACTAAAGTTGATGAGGTAATTCACGATGACAAAAAACCTGCTGATGGTTTGCGAGGCCAAACTAGTTTTGGAAAAGCAAGGCGAAAAAACAGGCAAAATTGAAGCTACAGTTACTACTTGGGGTGCGCGTGAAGGCGCTGATGGTAGGCGCTTTAACTACCAACCCGAAGGCTTCATGCAATGGGCAGAAGATTTCTCTAAATCGGGTCGCCCCCTACCAATGTTTGTAAATCACGATGCGGATGCAATCCCCGTTGGTGAATGGACTGCATTTGAGTTTGACGATACAGGAATGAAAGCCGAAGGGCGCTTGTATGTCAATACTACGATGGGTTCTGACCTTTACAAAGTTATGCAAGAATCGCCCCAAATGTTTGGTGGCGTTTCCGTTGGTGCATACGCTGAAGAATACCAAATGGTAAATGCTGATGGCGAACCCGACCAATCTGATGAAGCATATTTCCAAATCACCAAAGGCGGTTTGCGCGAAGTATCTGTAGTTATGTACCCCAACAACCCACAAGCTGAAGTTAGCAAGTTGGAATATTTCCGACCTGATGGCACAGCAGATTTAAAAGTTTTGGAACAAGCCTTGCGTGAAGTTGGGCTATCTAAAAAGGATGCGGTAGCCGCCGCATCTACATTCAAGAAAGTTTTGGAATTGCGTGATGCAACGCCAACGCCTATTGAAATTGCGCCTATTTTGAGTGATTCAAATGCGGAGGCTACCGAAGCGGAAATTCTTGCGGCTCTCGAAGCCCGTGAACTTCTAAAATTACTTGATACCAAACTTAAAGGTTAAATCATGTCTACAGCAATCATTGAAAAATTGGATGCTATCGAAGCCAAGCAAAGCGAAAGCATTGCCGCCGTTGAAGCAAAAATCCCCGCCGCCGTTGAAGCGGTTAAAGCTGAATTCAGCGAACTGGTTTCTTCTTTGGAAGCCAAAGTAGCATCTATTCAAGCCCCCGCAATTGTCAAGCCCGCTACATCCGTGCGCGGCGATGTGAACCGCAATGTTCGCGAACAATTGTCTAACTTCTACAAAGGTAACAACCGCGTAGAAAAAGAACTGCAAATCTTTGCCGATGAATCACAAATGCAAGCGTATTTGAACGAAGCATCAGCATTGACAGGTTCAGGTAATAACCAAGGTGGTCGCACCGCTTATGACCCCGTGTTTGCCGCTTTGCGTTTGGCTAATCCCTTGCGCGGCGTGTCACGCACAGTAGCAACTGATGGTTCTTCTTATCAATTCCGTGTCAAAACTGGTAATGCGGGTGCGGCATGGGGTTATGCAATTCAGAACAACGGTTCAGCTACTACTGAAGATACAACCATTTGGCAAATCGTTTTGCAAGACCTGAATGTTCAGTTCCCAATTCGTACCGCCGCATTGGATGACATTGATGGTTTGGAAGCCAATGTTGTTGACGATATGTTGATGGAGTTTTCACAAGCTGAAGCCTTGTCAATGATTCAGAACAACGACCAAGGTTCTACATCTTTGCCTTACGGCGGTTCTAACGGTTTGCGTGGCCTTGACCAATACGCGGGTGCTAACAGCACTTACGCGGGTGGTACTTGCTCTACAGCGGCATTTGGTACTAGCGGTACTGGTTCTACAAGCGGTTTGCATAGCCTTGCCACTTATGACCAATTGACCACTAACGCTAACACCGTTGGCGCTAACAACATCACTTACGCTGATGTTATTAACTTCATCTACCAATTGCCACAACAGTACTGGACTGCAAACGCTAAGTTTGTTGTTAGCCCAATCTTGTTGAACGCTATTCGCGCATTGCGTGATGACAACGGCGCACCTATCTTCAACCGTAACGAAGGTTTGTCGGTTGACGGTATCGTTGGCACATTGTTGGGCTTTGATGTTGTTGTTAACAAGTATGTTGACACACCATCACAAACCACAACAGGTTCTGCGGGTACAAACAGCTTGTACCCAATGTACTTTGCTGACTGGTCGCGTTTCCACACAATCGTTGATCGCTTGAACATGGTTATGCGCCGCTATGACCAAACAGCCCCCGGATTTATCACATTCTTCGGTGAAAAGCGTTTGGCTACATCGGTTCGTGACCCATTCGCGGGTGTGCGTTACCGTTCCACAGGCACAGCTACCTAATAGTTGCGTTGCCATTAGCGGGGGGCGAAAATCCCCCGCTTTTTTTAAATAGGAATTCAAAATGTCAATCACCGAAAAAATCTTGGACGGAATCAAAAAGGCCATCACCGAAGGCGGCAAAGTAAACATCGACTTGCGTGAAGCAAGCGCAATTACTGGTTCGGGTTCGGGTGTCGGTGGTAATGTTGTTTTCGATGATGCGTTTGCGGCTTTGCGTCAAGCAAACCCATTGCGTCAAGGCTCACGCCAAATCGCGGTTAACGGCTCTGACGCCCAATTCGTTGCTAAAACTGGTAACGCCGCAAATTCTACAAACCCTTGGGGTTACACATTCACGCCCAATAACGGTTCGCCTAATGTCGATACTTCTATTTGGCAATTACCCGTTCGCGTATTGGTCGCACAATTGCCCATCAGAACGGCGGTGCTAAGTGATGTTAATGGACTTGATGCAACATTGGTTGAAGATTTGGCGCTTGAATTTGCGCAACTCGAAGGCCAATCAATGGTTACAAACAATGACCAAGCGGGTAGCACAACTACATCAACTGGCGCTACTAACGGTTTGCGTGGTTTGGATAGTTACACTAGCGGCGCTACTAGCGATTTCGGTACTAGTGGTACGGCTATTACAAATGGCATACATACTATCGCTACGGTTAGTAACGGCGGCGTTGCGGTGACATACAACAAGATGACCAACATGGCTAACGCCCTGCCCGCACAGTATTGGTCGCTAGAATCTACCGCTTGGCACATTAGCCCCGCAATGATTCAAACATTGCGTCAATTGAAAGATAGCCAAGGCTTGCCTTTGTTCTTGGAAATTGGCGATGCTGATGGTGCGGCGGTTGGTCGCGTGTTTGGTTGGCCCGTTATCCCCAACCCATACCTTTCTACAGATTTCCCGATTTACTTGGCAAACTGGAATCGTTTTTTGACGATTGGCGATACAGAACAAATGTCGGTGCAAATGTTTGAACAAACACAAGCGGGCTTTGTAACCATGTATGCAGAAAAACGAATGGTTAGTACCGTGCGCGACCCGTTCGCGGGTGTTCGTATGAGTGCCGCCTAAAAGGGGGCTTAAATGTCAGTAGATAGCCAATTACTTGGTGCGCCCTACGGGGCGGCTACCCGCAATCCGTTTAACTATGTAAAGTTTGAACAGATTGGGCGCGATGTTGTTACGCCTTGGTTAACCTTGGATGAAATCACGAATCAAATTAACTTGTTTCAAGATGAATCACAAGATGGCTATTTGCAAGCATTGGAACTAGCCGTTCGCCAAGCGATTGAAGATTACTTAGGGCTTTCTATTTTTTCTGTTACATACCGTGTTTGGTACGGCGCAGAAAACTTAGCCAATTCGCCCGTGTGTTTGGATTTGCCCGAAGTATCGCAAAACCAATATGCCGATATGTCAGGCGTTACGGTAAATCGCGTAGCGTATTGGGACAACAGCACACCGCCCGTTTTAAATGTAATTGCGGCAAACCAATATTACTACGATGCAAGCGGCAACAAGGTAATCATTCAATCATTGCCTACAAGCATCAATAGCGAGATGACCGCACCGATTATTTGCGAATACACAACCGCACCTAATCCGTTGCAAACATATCCCGTTATTAAGCAAGCGGGCTTGCTTTTGTTTACCCACTTGTATAACAATCGTAGCAATACAACTGACAACCAATTGAAAGAAATTCCTTTTGGTGTGGCTACCCTTTTGCGACCATATAAGCCGCTTGTAATGTGAGTAACTAAATGGCTATTGCACGGTTTGAACAAATTGAGGTTAACAACCTTGCGTTTGCTAAAAGTGATTTTGGCGAACAAAGCACGGCGCAAACGCTTTGGTTTAAAACCCGTGCGCGTGTTCATTCCGTTGCAAACAGTTTAAAGATTTCTGAAAAGTACCGCCTTTATCAAGATGTGGTTAATTTCACTTTGAACTACACGCCTAACACGCGTGAAATGGTGCGTAACCAAAACTTGTACTCAATCACCTATAACGGGTTTGATTGGCGCATTGACAACATCCGTGAATCTGACGATAGGATGATGGTGGTTATTATTGCTTACAGAACTGACCCAGTTACGGCGGTATAAATGGCAACGCAACAAAATCCCGTTCAGTACGGCAAAGCGATTCAGTACCAACTGCAAAGCATTGTTACGCCCGTACCCGTTTACGCCGCGTTTAACCGTAACTTTGCGACCGAACCTAAGTTCATTGTTTGGATGCTACGAAATGTGCATCAGGATGTTTATACAGGTCCAGTTCAATCCGTAAAAGGTATTGACCGCCCAACATTTCAGATAAGTATTTTCACCCAACAGATAGAAGATGGTTTCACTATTTCCAATCAGATACTACAATCCCTACACGGATATAGTGGTTTGTTTGGCGGTGCGACCAATGGGTTTCAAGTGTCTAAAGCCGATGTTTTTTGGCTCTACAACACTTACGACAATGATGAAAAACTTGCACAGGTTTTTCTTGATTGCACACTAGATATACCAACCTGACAAGATAGTTCGATTAACCATTCTTTTTAAGGATACAAAAATGGCTCTCCCAAATAAAGTACTACCCGGATTTTCTGCCGCCCTTTGGATGCAAACAGGCGCTACGCCTACTGCCGTTCCCGTTGCTGACTTGGACACATGGACAGGCACAATTGGCGACATTGTAGGTACTGCCGCTAACGGTACTGGTACTGATGGCATCTTAGTTCCCGTTGAAGCCGTACCCGCATTTGGTCAAGATGATGCGGTTGCAAATTTCAGCGTTGCGGGTTCGCGTCAATCTGACAAAATCCCAACGCAATCAGCACCTACATCACTTAGCATTACCGCCGCTTGGAATCCTAGCGATGCGGCTTTGTTGTTGATTCGTGGCGATGCTGAATCAGGCGTTATTGACCGCACTTTTGTAGTGACTGCTACAGCGGGCGCTAATACCGTGGCTTATGCTTTTAACGGTCGCGTTTCTCAATTCACAATTGATGCAAGCCCAAGCGCTGAAGCAAAATGCAATTTCACGGTTCACCCCCGTGGCAATCAATACGGTTGGTCAAACAACACTTAATATGACAAACACAACAATAAAAGACAGTAGCGACTTATTGAGTTTCCTAGTAACCCAAACCGATACCCGAAAGGATTGGTTTGGGTTTACTCAACAGAAACTAACCGCAATTACATTGGCGCATGAGATAGCCGCAAACCATGCGGATAAGTTCACGCCTAACGAAATTGTTGATTATGTGCAAACGCTGAATAACGCGTTGTACCAAAAGATTATCAAACCGATGGGTTAACTATGTCGGGCGTTACCTACAAAATCGAAGGCTTGAAAGATGTACTAGCCGCTTTTGGGGAACTAGCCGAAGAAATTGGCGACAAGAAAGCCCGAAGTTCTATTCTTGTCCCTGCCGCACGGGAAGCAATGAAACCCGTGTTGTTGATGGCAAAGATGAACGCGCCAAAAGACACAGGCGATTTGGCTAGTACCATGCAAGTGGAAGCCCGCCGCCCAACCAAGCGCGACATTCGTTCAAAATACATCAGCGATAAAGATGCCGTTATTGCGGTGGTCACAACAAAAGCGTTTAAGAAAAAACTGAAGAAAGAGTTTTACGAAGCAAACGCATCGTTGTATGAAACCGACAAAGCCGCTTACAACCGCAAGTTAAAAGAAGCAAAACGGCAAGTGGGTGTTTTATCGGATGCCCGTGCAATAGCACAAGAATTTGGCACGGCTAGAAATGGTGCGCAACCGTTCCTACGCCCTGCCTTAGAATCCCAAGCCGACCAAACCGCCAAGCGGCTAGGGGAAATTTTGGCAAGGCGTATCAGTAAATACAGGATAAAAAATAAATGACAAAACTAGGTTCGGCATTTGGTGAAAAATACCAAGCAAAACGAAAAGACCTTTTAACGCGTTCGTTTGTGTTGAACGGGCATACCTTTAAAGTACGCATACCTTTGGTTGCCGAATCGGATGCCATCTATAAAAAGGTTTCTGACCCTGCTGAAGAAATGGTAGAGAAAATTTACCAAGAAATCACAGCGCCATTGCGTCAGTTTGAAAACAATCAAACCGAAGATTTTGAATTTACCGATGATGACATTTTGGTTGAAGGGCGTTCGATGCGTGAAGCCGCTAAAAACAAAGCCATCACCGAAGCCCGCATTACAGAATTTTTCAAGTTGCTAGTTCCTGAAATGGAAGGCGTAACGCTTGAAGATTTGACCTACGCGGATATTGAAGAAGAATTCCCAATTGCCGTGCAAATGCTAATCGTAGAAAAGATTGGCGAAGTTATTAGCCCAACCTACAGGGAAGCGCGGGGAAACTAATAGGCTCGTTGAAAAGCCAATGCCTAGCGGCTATGATTTTCAACGGGCATACCCTAGAAACAATTGAAGAATTAGACGATGTGACATTGGCAAACATCCAAACAATGTATGCCGATGGGATGATTGGGAATTACGGAATTCTTACGCAAATAGCATCCCTAACCAACGGGGTGTTTAACTATATGCGCCCTGCAAATTCCCCGCCTTATAAACTAGCCAACATTTTAGGTAGTGCGTATGATTACATCTACCCGCCTTTGACCGAAGAACAACAAAAGGCGGCAGTAAATGATAGCCTTTTGGCCTTTATGTCACAGGCAAACGGATTTGACAAAACAAAGTTTGGGGTAAAAGATGGCTAATATGATTGCCCGCCTTGGCGTAGCCCTAGGTATAGATACCGCGGAATTCAATAAAGGTATTGAAGCCGCGGGCAAAAAGTTAGAAAAGTTTAGCGAATCCGCAGAAAAGTTTGGAAAGATTGGCGCGACCGCATTGGTTGCCGCTAGTGCCGCCGCACTTCAATACGCCGATGAACTAGCCGATGTAGCCGAAGCCAACGAAGTAGCCATAGGCACGGTTTTACAGCTATCTAACGCCCTTGCTAATTCAGGTGGTAAAGCCGACAACGCGGGGAAGATGCTATCCGCGTTTGCCAAATTTATTGACGAAGCCGCGGGCGGTTCAGAAAAGGCACAAAAAACCGCCAAAGCGTTGGGCATTACTTTGCAAGACTTGGGCAAACTTTCCCAAGAAGAATTGCTAAATAAGTTAGCTACTAATCTAGCCGCCGTTCAAGACCCGATTACCCGCAACGCCAATGCAATGGAGGTTTTTGGCAAAGCCGCCAAAGGCGTTGATATGGTTGGCTTTGCCGACAAAATGGCGCAAGCCAATCCGCTTATTGCAGAACAAGAAAAAGCAATCAAAGCCGCGGCAGATACTTATGATTTGTTAGCGCAAACATCCCGCGATGTAATGTTAGTGTTGGCTACCGAACTTGGGCCAATTCTAAAAACGACTATTGATTACATTAAAACAATGAGTGATTACGGTGTGTCACTTAGTGGCATTTTTAAAACTGTATTCCAAACAATTGCGGTTCTTGGTGCTAATGTTGCGTTTGTTTTTAAAGGTATTGCTGATGAAATTGAACATACCTTTAACAATGCCGTTACCTTGGTTACTAAAGGCGTTCAGGCGGCAATTGATGCCAATAAAAAATATGATGCCTACCGCGCATCGCAACGCCAAAACTTAGATTTTTTTGAAGCCCAAATAATGGGTACAAGTTACGGGCGTAGTAGTGTTGATGAACGCCGCGTAGATAACAAATCACCCGCCGCTAGTGTGGGTAGAAAAGTAACAGAAGCGCGTAATAAAGATGCTGAAGAAGCTGAACGCCGTAGATTAAAAATGATTGCGGATTTAAACCGCGAAGCACAAAAGTATGCAAAAACACTTTTTGACATTGAGGGTCAACAAGTGGCGGCATATACAAACGCGGCAAAGCGTATTGAGAAAGAACAACGCGAACTAGATATTAAAAATCAATTGCTATTCATTGACCAAAAAACAATGGATATGCGTTCGGAAGATGCGCAACTGGCAAAAGATTTGTATTTAGCAGAACAAAAGCGTTTAGACGCTATTCAAGAAATCAACCGCAACAATCTTTTAGATGCTGATGCAAAGAAAGAATTAGTGGACCGTGAAAACGCATTAGCCGATGCTACCGAACGCTACCTACGCGCACAAAACCAAGCGGTTAAAGCGCAACGCGAAGGCACGGGCGAACAAGGGTTCTTAAAAGAAGGCGCTAAGTTTTTCCGTGATATGCCTACCGATTTGGAAAACGGCGCAAAGGCTTTCCAATCCGTAATGGGCAACATGGAAAGCGCGTTGGATAACTTTGTTCGCACGGGCAAGTTATCGTTTAAATCTTTGGCGCGTAGCATCATTCAAGATTTGATTGCCATTCAATTAAAGGCATCGGCAACAAGTTTGTTTAAATCTTTGTTCAGTATGTACGCGGGCGGTGGCTTTGGTACTGGCAACGCTTTTGGCAATCAAGACCTTGGCGGCTTCTTAGCCGATGGCGGTTCTGCTAGTGCTAATACGCCTTACATCGTTGGCGAACGCGGCCCTGAACTGTTTGTTCCCCGTTCATCAGGCACGGTAATTCCAAACCATGCTTTAGCGGGTGCGGGCGGCACTACGATGGTTACAAACAACTACATTAACGCCATTGATACTAAATCGTTTGAAGAACGTTTGTACGGTAGTTCTAATGCGATTTGGGCGGCAAATCAGTACGCTAATAAATCATTGGCGGTTAACAGGGGTCGCGCATGAGTTTCCAAACCATCTTTAACATTCAGCAATCGATGACGGTAAACAACCGCCGCACGGTTGGACAACAGGTAGCGCGTTCAGGTTACATCACCGTTGCACAGTATTTAACCGCCGTGCCTTGGGTGTTTACTATCACGCCGCATAACTATTTGTATTACCCACAGGTTCGCGATGTAATCCAAACCATTGATAACCTTGATAGGCAATTGCCCGAAACAATTACCTTTAATACATCTAACCTTTCTTGGTTTACCGAAATGCGCGGCACGGCTACAGCGGCTACGCTGAATGGTGCGCCCGCGGCTAATACGCAAACGCTTGCTTTGACTTCTAACGGAACATTTAAAGCGGGTGATTTCATTATGATTAACGGTTACACCTACAAAGTGACCGCGGATAGTGCGGGTTCATCAGTAGGAATTAACCGCCCGCTGATTGGCACACCCGCATCAGGCACAACGGTTTATTTGGGTAATGCTTGTACATTTACAGTAGTTGCTGAATCTTGCCCAACATATACTCTTAACCCTATGACGGATGGCGCGTTTGTCCAATGGGATGCCCCGTTTGTTTTCCGTGAGTACATAACATGACAACTATCAATGCCGTAACTGGTTCACAAATCAATCATGCGGAATTTGTAAAACTGACCGTTGGCACAGCGGGAACGGTTTACACATTCTGCAACGCCGCCGCACCTATCACGGTTGGCGGCATTACCTTTTCCAACCTTGGCGCGTTGCTAAGTGTTGGTGATGTTCAGCGGGACATTAAAGGTACTTCTGATGACATGACCATTGCATTAACAGGTATTGACCCAACCAATGTTTCATTGATTCTTAGCAACGATATTAAAGGTTCGTTGGTAGAGGTTTGGCGGGGCTTCTTTAATTCAAACAACGAAATCATTACTACGCCTACAACGCAGTTTTTTAAACGCTACCAAGGCATTATTAACAGCGTTGCAATTACCGAAGATTTCAACACCGAAGCGCGTACACGCATTGCAACTTGTTCTATTTCTTGTTCATCAATGCGCCGCGTTTTGGAAAACAGATTGTCGGGCGTAAAGACCAATCAAAACAATTGGCAATTTATTTATGCGGGCGATACATCAATGAATAGGGTAAGCGAAATTTCTAACCAATACTTTGATTTTGGCGCACCGCCTAAAACACAAACACAAGCAAGCGAAACTACAGTAACAGAAAATACATCGGGTGGCGATGCACCATGATAAGACAAGCGACAAGATACGACATACCTAGATTGTTAGAAATTGTAGAGGCTTACGCTTATGAAAACCCAATTAAAAAACTTGGTGAATCGCATAACCACTTTCCCCGCTATGTTGAAGAACTATTGTTCAGCATCATTCAAGGGCGCGGTTTCATTTATGTCGATTCGCATTTGCGCGGCGCGATTGTGGCTTATAAAAGTTCTAACATTTGGTCGCCAAAAGTAAAAGAGTTAAACGAACTTTTGTGGTGGGTAGAACCTAAATATAGAAACGGTACGATTGGCGGTAGGCTTTGGAAAGCGTTTGATGAACGCGCACAAGCCATGTTAAAAACAGGCGATGTAGATTTTGTTTGCACATCAATTTCTGCAAATGGCCCGTTGATTGATTACACGCGCCGCGGATACAAACCGCTTGGCGCAACTTTTGTTAGGGAATGAAATGGTAACTAGTTTAATCCTTGGGCTTGAATTCATTGGGTTTTCGACCGCAATGGCAACCTTTGCCGTTAACTTTGCCCTTTCGTATATTGTTACCCGTGTGTTTTCTGACAATCCTGAAAAACAGCAGGATATGGGCGTTCGCCAACAAACCCCGCCAAGTTCAGTTAACGCCATTCCTATCGTTTACGGTGATGCGTACATGGGCGGCACATTTGTTGATGCGGTGCTGACAACTGACCAACGCAAAATGTACTATGTGTTGGCTATTTCTAGCATTAGCCCTAATGGTCAATTTGCGTTTGACCAAACCGATATGTACTACGGCGATAGGCTTATTGGTTTTGACCCAAGCGAACAAGGCAAAGTTATTACGCTAACCGATGAAGCGGGTAATGTAGATACAAAGATTAGCGGCAATCTATTTATCTATTTGTTCACATCAAATCAAGCGGGAACGATTACAGCTATTAACAGTTCAGGCACATTGCCTAGCGGCATCATGGGCGGTTCTGATATTGCCGTTGCACAAAGATGGCCTACAAGCGGTCGCCAAATGAATGGCTTGGCCTTTGCTATTGTTGTATTGAACTACAACCGCGATGCCAACACTACGCAACTTTCACCCGTTACATTTAAAGTTAGTCACACACTAAACGGCACGGGCGTAGCCAAAGCGGGCGATGTTTGGTATGACTACATCACAAACCCCGTTTACGGTGGCGCAGTAGATTCATCGTTTGTTAATGCAACAAGCGCAACGGCATTGAACGCTTACGGCGACCAACTAATTACATTTACTGATTCAAGTGGCAATCCATCTACACAACCGCGTTACCGAATCAATGGCGTTTTAGATGCGGGCAATTCGGTACTTTCTAATATTGACCGTGTTATGTCATCGTGTGATTCATGGATGACATATAACGCCGCATTGGGTCAATGGTCGGTGGTGGTCAACAAAGCCGAATCTACCGCGTATGCGTTTGATGATGACAACATCATTGGCGAAATTCGCGTTAGTGCAACCGACATTACATCGTCAATTAACCAAGTTGAAGCGCGTTTTCCGTTCAAAGAAAACCGCGACCAAGCCGCGTTTGTAAACATTGAAACACCTAGCGGGTTATTGTATCCCAACGAACCCGTTAATAAATATTCTGTTACTTATGACATGGTTAACGATTCGGTGCAAGCACATTACCTTGCCAATCGTTTATTGGAACAAGCCCGCGAAGATTTAATTGTTTCTTTCAGCACTACTTATTACGGCATCCAAGTTGATGCGGGCGATGTGGTTAGCGTTACCAATACTGACTACGGATGGAACAATAAACTTTTCCGCGTGATGAAAGTTAACGAAGCATCTTTGCCTGATGGTTCATTGGGTGCAAAGTTAGAACTTAGCGAATACAACGCGCAAGTTTATGATGACCAAGACATTACGCAATTTACACCCGTACCTAATTCGGGTTTGCCATCGCCTACTTATTTTTCGCCTTTATCCGCACCAACTGTAACGGGCTTTGCATCGGCATCATTCCCGCATTTTGATGTGCAAGTTTTTGTGCCTACAACGGGTCGCGTATTGTTTGGTAATTTGTTTTATACAGATTCACCAAGCCCATCGGCATCCGATTGGAAATTGTTGGCTAACGCATCAACAAGCAATAGCCAACCCGTTACCAATGGAACTTATTACACATTTGCAAATCAAGTTCTTGGCGCGGGTACTTATTATTTTGCGTACTTGGTTGGTAATGAAATTAGCCAATCAGCACTAAGCCCAATTAGCGCATCTTTTGTTTGGTCGCCTATTGGCGCGGCAACAGGCCCAACAGGGGCAACTGGCCCGACAGGTTCAGGAACAACAGGCGCAACTGGTTTGGCGGCTATTACGGCTTACAAACAACAAAGCCAATCATTACCCGCACCAACATTTACAACGCCCACATCGGGTTCTGCCGCACCTAGCGGTTGGTCATTAACTGCGCCTAGCGTTACCGTTGGTCAAGTTCTTTGGTACATCCAAGGTAAATACAACAGTTCGTCAATTACGATTGATGGCGTTGCGCCAAACACAACCGCTTGGACAGGTCCAGTAGCGGCAAGCATTTTCCAAGACATTCGTTCGGATAACTGGAATGGTTCTAACCCGCCCGTTTACGGTTCATCAGGAACATACGGCACACAAGGTTATTACATTCAGCAAAGCACAGGCGATGTATTTTTTAACAGCGGGATTTTTCGCGCTGACATTAGTACAAATGGCGATGCGGTGTTTGAAGGGCAAAACCCATCTACAGCGTTTCCAATTATTGTTAACGGCATTACATACAGCGTAGATTATTCATCATATAGCCGCGGTTCTACAGTACCTACATCGGGTGCAATTCGCGTAGGTGTTTATGGAACTGCTACGGCTTTGGGCGGCGCATACAATGTTGGCGTTTTAGGTTACGCGCAAAACGGTTTGGGTGCAAAAGGCGTAGGCGTTGTTGGGTCAGGTTGGCAAACAGGCGTTTACGGTTCAGGCGATGAATATGGTTTGATTGGCGTAAGCGGCGGCGTTGTTCCCGTTGGCTTATGGATTCAATCGGGTTATTTCAAATGGGGTGGTTTTAATATTGATGCCCCTGCGGGTTCAACTTCTACATTCTTGCGCAACGACGGGACATGGGCAACCCCTGCGGGCGGCGGTAGTGGCACGGTTACTAGCGTAAGCGGCACGGGTTCTGTTTCAGGAATTACTTTAAGCGGCACAGTTACTACATCAGGTAGCCTAACCCTTGGTGGTTCTTTATCTGTTACACAAGCCAACTTGATTGCATCAGCGCCATCAACTGCTTATTATTTAAGTGGTAGTGGTTGGGTATCAACTAGCCCCGTTATGAGTTTGGCGGGAACTAATAGCGGCACGGCTACGGTTTCAGGCAACACCCTTAACATTCTTGGTTCAACTTCTACAGGCATTGCGGGTGCTTATGTTGGTTCTGCGGGTTCAGGCAACACCGTTACTTTGGATGTGCGAACAACAAGCCCATCTGATGTTCGCCTTAAAGAAGAAATTGTAGATAGCGATTTGGGTTTAGATTTTGTTAAACAATTACGCCCCGTATCCTATAAACTTATTGCCGACCCCAAGCACCAAAAAGGCTACGGCTTTATTGCTGATGAAGTAGAAGAAATTATCCCGCTTGGTTCATCTTTAGTTTATGAAGAACCCGATTGGAAAGTTGGCGATGAAGTTGGTTTTAAAACAATTCACTACCCATCGTATGTAGCGGTTTTGACTAAGGCGATTCAAGAATTGACCGCCAAGGTAGAAGCCCTAGAAGAAAAATTGAAAGGTTGATATGCCAAGACAAATTGACATCCCCGCACAAGTAATTTATGAGGTGATTTCTTACATTGAAGAATTGCCAAATACTTGGGTTCGCGCAAGCGTTAGCAAGACCGATGAAAATGGCGTTGTTATTGCTAATCAAATGCCCGAAAGATATACCATTGAAGGCGACAACCTAACCGAACTTTTGTCAGGTAATCCATCATGGTCGCCTAACAAACCCGCGGGAACTTATGCCAACGATGATTTGTGGCATTTCATTGATTTATTTAGACAACCTTGATAAGATAAACACAATACAAGACACCATTAGCCCGCAAGAAATGCGGATGTTCTGACTAAGTTTAGGGAACGCTAACATGGCGATTTTCAATAAGAATACCCTTGCGCAAGTAAGCGGGTTTGATAACCCAATCCTTGCGGGCGAATTGGTTTGGGATCAACAAACCTATTGGAATTTAACATTTACCAATTCTGCAACAGGCGACCCCGTAGATTTGACAGGCGCAACCATTGATGCGCAGATTGTTCGCCGCCAACTATCAAACATCATTGATACCCGTAACGGCTTAACTTTTGATATTGCCGATTACACGCCTACGCCTAGCGCAATCCCTTTGACCGTAACAAACATTGTTGCCGCGGCGGGTTCTTGCACATTGGTAATTGATGCGGGCGCATGGTCATTGATGACAACCGACCCCGAATTAGAAATTAACGCAACTGACCCCGTAGGCTATTCAGGTCGCGTTAAGGTTAGTTTTCCATCAGTAGGTTCTACGCCCGCTGATGATTCAATTATTTTCTTGTTGTTCTTGGTGCGTAGCGATGGGGTGATTGTCCTATGAGCAACATCAAAGTTTCGGTTCAAGATGGCAACAATGTAAATTTACAGGTAACGCCACAACCCCGCATTGATTTGCGTATTGACAGGGCAATTAGCGGCGCTACAGGCCCTACAGGACCGCAAGGTAGCGGCCCTACAGGTCCAACTGGACCTACAGGCGCACCTAGTACCGTTCAAGGCCCTACAGGTCCTACAGGCGCTACAGGCGCTTCTGTTACAGGTCCTACTGGCCCAACGGGTGCGCCATCTACTGAAGTTGGCCCAACTGGCGCTACAGGACCTACGGGCGCACAAGGCGGTTCAGGAAATATTGGCCCTACAGGACCGCAAGGCGTACAGGGCATACAGGGAATACAGGGCGAAGTTGGACCTACTGGCGCACAGGGAAATGTTGGCCCTACTGGCGGTGTTGGACCTACTGGAAATGTTGGACCTACAGGAAGTCAGGGCAATGTTGGGGCAACAGGCCCTACAGGTCCTACTGGCGCAGATTCAACCGTTGCAGGACCTACAGGCGCAACTGGCCCAACTGGTGCGCAAGGTAGCCCGTCAACCGTTGCAGGGCCTACTGGACCACAAGGTATTCAGGGTATTCAGGGCGAAGTTGGGGCGGTCGGACCTACAGGCCCTACAGGCGCACAGGGCAACAGCATTACAGGCCCGACAGGCCCGACTGGTGCGCAAGGCAACGCAATCACAGGACCAACTGGCCCGACAGGTGCGATAGGTCCAACGGGTGCTGATTCCACAGTAGCAGGGCCTACAGGTCCAACAGGCCCGCAAGGTGCTGATGGTCAATCGTCATCGTTCTATCAATACGATGCGGATACTACGCAAACTACAGGCACACCGACCGCGGGTCATGTGTACTGGAATAACGCAACGCAAACATCAGCAACATCACTTGTTTTTAGTCACCTAACAAGCAACAACATCGATGTTGATTTGTTCTTGGGAATTCTGAAAACCGGCGATAGCGTTGTTTTGCAAGATGCAACAAATTCAAACAACTATCAAAAATGGATTTTATCCGCTGATTCAGTTGTAGTGCCTAATACATCTATTACTTGCGCCGTTACTCTTTCTACATCTAGCGGAACGGGAACAACGGGCTTTGCCAACAATCACAATTTGATTGCAGTTATTCAATCGATTGGATTGGTTGGTCCTACCGGTGCAACAGGCGCAACCGGTCCTACTGGTGCGGCATCTACCGTAGCCGGTCCAACCGGCGCAACAGGACCAACGGGGGCAGATTCTACGGTTGCCGGACCAACTGGCCCAACGGGTGCGCAAGGCACACAGGGCATCCAAGGTATTCAGGGTATTCAAGGCGTAGCCGGTCCAACCGGCGCACAAGGTATTCAGGGTGACCAAGGTATTCAAGGCATCCAAGGCGTGCAAGGTCCTACAGGGCCAACCGGCGCACAAGGTATTCAAGGTGCAACCGGTCCTACGGGCGCGGATTCTACGGTAGTTGGACCGACTGGCCCAACGGGTGCGCAAGGCAATGTAGGACCAACAGGCGCACAAGGTATTCAGGGTAATACCGGACCAACAGGCCCACAAGGTATTCAGGGCGTGCAGGGTAATGTTGGCTCAACAGGACCGCAAGGCGATACGGGTGCGCAAGGTAATACAGGACCAACAGGGCCACAGGGTGTAGCCGGACCTACCGGCACACAAGGCCCAACAGGACCTACGGGTTCGCAGGGTATTCAGGGCGATGTTGGACCTACCGGACCACAAGGCGTTCAAGGTATTCAAGGTATTCAGGGCGTAACAGGACCTACCGGCGCACAAGGCCCAACCGGTGCTGCGCTTAACGCAACATACACCCGCACAAGTTTTACGGCTACGGCGGGGCAAACAACATTTAGCGCAACTTATACGGTTGGCTTTATTGAAGTTTATTTGAATGGTGTGTTTTTGAATGGCACGGATTACACGGCTACTAATGGCACATCCGTTGTTTTAACTAGCGCGGCATCAGCGGGCGATATTGTTGAAACGATTGCCTACTACACAGTCAATGTTGCGCCTACAGGCCCTACAGGACCTACAGGGGCGCAAGGCGTTCAGGGCGTTACAGGTCCTACTGGTGCGGCAAGTACGGTTGCAGGGCCTACAGGTCCTACGGGCAATACGGGTTCTACGGGCGCACAAGGTCCTACAGGACCAACGGGCGCATCAGTAAGCGTTGCCGGTTCTACCGGTCAATTGCAATACAACAATGCAGGGGCTTTGGGTGCGGTTTCTGATGGCACATTAGGTCAAGTATTGACTAGCGCGGGTGCGGGTTCTGTACCTACTTGGGCTAGCCCCGCTAGTAGCGGTTATACGCTTGCAACACCAATAAATGTAAGTGGAAGTTCAGTTACTTTTACTGGAATCCCTGCAAATGTTCGTTCCATTATTGTTCTTTTTAGCAATATTTGGATTTCATCAAATAATCTTTTTATTCAACTTGGTACAAGTGGTGGCATAGTTACTAGCGGATATTACTCATCAAGCATGAAACACATTCCGGGTGGCTCACATTATTCTTTTGCAGGCCCTTATTCTGATTGTTTTGTTATGTATGTTTATGATTCTACCGCTGGAGTTACTGGGTCTTATGCTTTGAATTTGCAAAACGCCACTACAAATAATTGGATTGGAACTGGTTTAGCCACTATGCAATCTTCATTAAGTGGCACAGCAACTGGAAACGGGCGTATAGAATTAAATGGCACATTGACTCAATTAAAATTCTTTGTTAATTCAGGGCAATCATTTGATGCGGGTCAAATTAACATTATGTATTTGTAAGGATAAAAAAAATGTTACATACCATTTTTGATATATCTACTGGCCTTACAACAAAAGTGCCATTTACGGACGCGGAACGCGTTGAATTTGAAATGGCAAAAGTTATTGCATTAGCAGAACAAGCCCAAAATGAATACAAAATGCAACGCGCCGCTGAATACCCGCCAATTACAGATTACATTGATGGTGTAGTAAAAGGCGATCAAGCACAAATTCAAGCATACATTGATGCGTGTTTAGCCGTAAAAGCCAAATACCCCAAACCAACGGAGTAAATAGAAATGAGCATCCCTCGCAATCTAGGCAACTTTGCCGACAATGTAAATACAAACGGTAAGGTAGAAGTTACCGGAATTAACGCTACCGGAACGCCAACAAGTTCTACCGCGCTTTTAGGTAATGGTACTTGGGGTACTGTTACAACTGCCCCTGCGGGTTCTACTGGTCAAGTTCAATATAACAATGCGGGTGCATTTGGTGCAATTTCTAGTGGCACATCGGGACAAGTATTGACTAGCGCGGGAACGGGCGCAACACCAACTTGGGCAGATATTCCCGCATCTGCCGGAACAATTACTGCGGTTGCATCCGGTTCAATTGCCTCTGGAATTCCTGTTCAAATGAATAGTGATGGAACAGTATCTGCGCCAACAGTTTCATCAGCCCCTAACAATTTCACAACATCAGCATTGGTAATGAATTGCAATACTAGTTATTCAAGCATTGTTTATATGCCAAGTTTGAATGTTTATGTTTGTTTTGCAACTGATCTTGCTACAAGTTATCTTGCCGCAAAGATAGGCACGCCATCTAGCGATGGAACAGTATCATGGGGTTCAAATATTGTTTTAAATTCAAAAGTTGGTGATAACCAAATATGTGCAGTTAATTGTTCAAATCTTACAAATACAGTTGCTATTTACTTTTATAGCGCAAGTAATTCAAACGCATATTTATATGCAGCACAAATATCTGCAACAACTATTACTATTGGTACAGAAGTAGGACTTGGTATTCGGGGGCAAAGGGGTGCAATTGCATGGAATCCAACTGCAAGTAGGGGGTTATCTATAGGGCTTGATGGTGCTTCAAGTAATGGCTATGCAACTGCTTTTAGTATTTCCGGTACTACTGTTACGATAGGTAGTGGTGTAAATCTTGGCGGTACATATGAACCTAATGTTGAATATGATGCAACATCAGGTTATTTTTTAATGGTGTATAGAGGCCCATATAATGTTACCATTCAACCCGCTACTGTTTCAGGAACAACTGTTACAACTTATACCGCAGTTGGAAGTAATAGTTACACAATCCCAGCATCAAGCGCAGGAATGGGATATGTTGCTTCAGCGGGAAAAGTAATACTTGCACTCGCAAGCACTAGTTATGCCGATCTTATTAGTGTATATATTAATATGAGTGGCAGTACGCCATCTTTTGTTGGTGGCGCAACATTAACTGGAAGTACTATTTCTTATCCCTCAGTAGGTGTTGACAATACAAATAATGTTGTTGAATTTTTATATAAAGATGCCGGAACTACAAAGGTTGTAAGTTCACCGGTTTCCGGAACAACAATTACATATGGAACACCCGTTACAACTGGTATGTTTTCCGGTCAAGGCGTTGCAGGATATACCGGAAAATTTCCATACAATACAGCACAAGGAAGAATGTTGGCATATGCAACAACTTCTTCATCCAATTTTCTTATATATTATGTAACATTTGCAACTGCATCTACATCTTTAACATCAGCAAATTATATTGGTGTATCAAATTCATCATATACAAACGGGCAAACTGCTTCAATTACTACATTGGGTGGTAAAGCAACTTCTTTAACTGGAATTACTGCCGGTTCAATTATGTATGCTTCAGGAACAAGTTATACAACAACAAATACAGGCATAGTTGCGGGACGAGGTTTATCAAGTACATCTATGTTAGTTTCATATTCTTAATATGGGGACAAAATGAAAGCAGTAATTCAACTAGATACAAATATGTGCGTTTTTTATTTAAGTGAAAATGCTGAAATTGATTTTTTTCCACATTTAAAAGTTTCAAATAATTCAACGGCAGTTGGAAATTTTGAAGCACCATTTTTAAATGTAGAAAATACTAAAATCATTTCTAATATGCCTGAAATTGATTTCAATTATCAAAAAAATAATTATAAAATTGAAGAAGGCCAATGGGTTGTTTCAGACCTTATTATTGAATAAATCAATCACAATACAAAACATGACAAGAAAATTAAAGATAGCCGTTTACGCAATCAGCAAAAACGAAGAACAATTTGTAAATCGTTTTTGCGATTCTGCTAAAGATGCCGACATAATCCTAATTGCCGATACTGGTTCAACTGATGGCACGGTTGCTAGGGCAATTGAAAACGGTGCGGTAGTGCATGACATTTGCATTAGCCCTTGGCGCTTTGACAAAGCCCGCGATACCGCCTTGGCGTTGTTGCCGCGTGACATTGATGTTTGCATTTCGCTAGACCTTGATGAAATTTTAGAAAAAGGTTGGCGCGAAGAAATCGAACGCGTATGGCAAGAAAATACAACCCGACTGCGATACAAGTTTGATTGGGGATGTGGAATCAGTTTCTTCTACGAAAAAATCCATCACCGTCACGGCTACCATTGGCATCACCCCGTGCATGAGTACCCCCGACCTGATGGGCGCATCCAAGAAATTTACGCGCATACCGATATGCTATTGGTAAGCCATCACCCCGACAATACGAAATCACGCGGGCAATATATGCCTTTGCTTGAACTTGCGGTTCAGGAAGATAAGCATTGCCCCCGTAACGCGTTTTATCATGCACGCGAACTAACTTTCTATGCCCGTTGGCACGATGCCATTACCGCGCTTAATAAGTACCTTGCAATGCCCGAAGCAACATGGCAAAACGAACGGTGTTATGCAATGCGTTTGTTGGGTAAAGCGCACGATGAATTAGGCCAATCTGCGGAAGCGCATAAATGGTATCGATTAGCGATTGCCGAAGCGCCCAATACCCGCGAACCTTGGTGCGAATTGGCTATGTTCTGTTACCGCCGTAGCCTTTGGGTTGAATGTTATTCCGCGGCAAAATCGGCGTTAGAAATCAAAGATAAGGCTTTGGTTTACACAATGAACCCCGAAGTTTGGGGCGCACAACCTTGGGATTTGGCAAGTATTTCAGCATGGAATCTTGGATTGAAACAAGAAGCAACACAACTTTTACAGGAAGCAATAAAATTAGCACCCGATGACCAACGGTTGAAGAACAATCTTCAGTTGATGGATTCTAATTTTAAAACTTTTGATGTTGTAAACCATGAACGAAACGGATGCACGACTGAATAGCCATGAAGCCGTATGCGCGTTGCGCTATGAGCAGATTAACGCCCGCTTAAAGCGTTTAGAGGGCATCCTAATCAAAACTGCGGGCGTTATGCTTGTATCAATGGCGGGGGTTATTTGGGTATCTTTGCCCAAATAAAAGGCAATGATTCCGATTGACCCGATAACCGCTTTAGAAGGGCTTGAAAAAGCGGTTAGCCTTGTTAAAAAGGCACAAGCCGTAGCCAACGATATAGGCGGTTTATCGGTGATGGTTGGGCGTTTATTTGACGCTCAAAGCCAAGCCACTAAATCCATGATTGCCGCCAAGCGTAACGGCGGTAAATCTAATTTTGAAATTGCAATGCGCATAGAAAATGCGCTGATGAATAGCCGCAATCTGCAAAAGCAAATTCAATTGCTCTATATGCAAACGGGCAATATTGATGTGTACAACAAGATGATGGCCCGTGTAGCGGAAATGGATAGGGACGATGCCATTGAAGCCCGCAAGTTAAAGGAAGAAGAAAAACGCCGCAAAGAAGCCGAAGCCGAACAAATGGCTTGGGCTATTGCCATTGTTGTAATCGTTTTGTTTATTGGCGCTATTGGTTGGGGCATTGCCGAAATCCAAGATGTTTGCGCTAAAGCAAGGTGCGGGCGGTGAATGAATACCAAAAACAATTTGATTTGTTTTTAAAAATATTTGTTCGCCTATGCGTTGCGTGGTGGGTGCTTGGATTGCTGAAATTTTTACCTGATGATTTGTCTAACAAAATTGTTAATAAATTACTTGGAATGATTGGACTTTAAATGTTAACTTTGCTTTCTACCCTTATTAGTTTCCTAATGTCAGGTACGCCTAAGTTCTTAGAATTTTTCCAAGATAGGGCAGATAAAAAGCATGAACTAGATTTGGCGCGAATTCAGATTGAACGCGAATTGGCGCTAAAGAAAGCGGGCTTAGAAGCGCAAGAACGCATCGAAGCAATCCATACCGACCAAATAGAAATGCAAACAACCGCACAAACAACACAAGCGGTTATTGGGGCACAACAAGCCGAAATGCAAGCCCTTTACGCGCACGATGTAGAAATTGGAAAAGGCGCATCAACTTGGGTAACTAACTTGCGTGCTGCTACCCGTTCATTGCTAACAATGGGATTTTTCTTGTTATTGGTTTTAATTGATATTGGCATTTTCATTCACGGTTGGCGAACCGATGCACCGTTTAACGATATGGCTAATATGCTTTGGGATGAAGATACCCGCATTATGTTTGCAGCAATTATTACTTTCCACTTTGGTGGGCGTGCGTTTGGTAAAACATGAAAGTTTCAGATAAAGCCATTAAGATGGTGATGCACCATGAAGGGGTAAGACAACGCCCCTATCGTTGCCCTGCTAAGTTATGGACTGTTGGAGTAGGCCATGTACTATACCCCGAACATGGCAAACTTAAAGTAGAAGAACGCGCCAACTTGCCTTTGCGCCCTGAAGATGAACGCATTTTTTCAATGGATGAAGTAAATGCAATTCTTAGAACTGATCTTGATAGATTTGAACGCGGTGTGGAAAAGTTTTGCCCCGTACCACTTACACAAGGGATGTTTGATAGCCTTGTTAGTTTTGCATTTAATTGCGGTTTGGGAACATTGCAAAGAAGTACGCTACGGCAAAAACTTTTACGGGGCGATAAAGAAGGCGCAGCGGATGAATTCTTAAAATATTCAATGGCGGGCGGCAAGGTCCTAAAAGGATTGCTAAACCGCCGCAATGATGAACGCGCTTTGTTTTTAAGTTGATTCTTTTACAAAGATGCCATCTTTATTTAGATAGCCTTTGCGGTGTTTGATTTCGTTGTATGCGCCTTTAAAACATTCAACCAAATCTAAATCAGCGCAAGCGCAACCCATTACAAGCGTAACCAAAATATCGCCGTAGGCATCTTTCATTGCGGCTACATCTTTGTTTTCGATTGCTTCAAACAATTCGTTTAGTTCTTCTTGGGTTTTTAGGGCTTGGGCGTATGGCGTACTGTTTTGCACGATGCCGCGGGCTTCACCCCATTGGATAACTTGAATTTCTACATTGGCGTATGACATTGCCATTCCCTTTCGTTTCTACCTGAATTTGATTTAACGGTGTTACCCGTAAGTTGAATAAGACCCAAGATTTTCATTTCGTTTAATCGCCGCGCAACCTGATTGCCGTCAAGGTTAGTACGCGCCGCAATGCCATCTTTTCCAAGCGGGCCATGCTTGATTAAACAATTCAAAATTTCTTGGTGATGTTGCGATACAGATTCTTTAATTGATTCTGCCGCTTCAAAAGATGTTAACGGGTCATGCGCCCGAACCCTTGGAAAATCAGGAAGCATTTTGTTCAAAAACTTTTTGTAATCCATTGTCTTATCCTATAAGGCGGGGGTACTAGCGTTCGTCCGACATTTCTGCCCGCGTTCCCCCCTTTGTTTGGTCGGGAATTACCTAAGTATTTTGCTTGTCATTCGTGGCTTGCGACCATAGGCCAAGCGAATCATTAGGTCTATGCTTTCCAACTTGTTTATCCCGATACTGTTACAGTTTCCAAGTTTGGTTAGGGCGCTACCCCAACATCAAAACGGTATATCGTCCATATCATCAGGCATAGGCGCGGCTTGGCGTTGCGGTGTGCGCGGCTCAAGCGGCGGTTTAGCACTTAACCAACCGTCCCAACTAACGGGGATGTGGTCAATCTTTAAACTAATACCTTGTTGGCCTTTATCCCAAAGCGTACCAATTTTAGAAAAGCGTTTTTTGTTTTGCCCTTGCGCATCGGTGTATTCGCCTACTACCGCGATAAGGTCTAATTTAGTTGACATGGTTCAATCTTTCGTTCAGTTTAAAAATTTTGTTATCAAGTTCAATTAAGAATATTTCTACTTCATGTTCAAGCGTTGTAATGTATTCTGAATACGCTTCAACGCGGCTTACAAACAATTGCAAGCCATCAGGTAAACGCGGGTCAAACGATACAAAATCACACCATCGGCGACCCGTACAGGCCATTTGCCATTGCATTTGTGTGATGTACTTTGAAGGCACTTTTTCACTAAGCAATGTTTCAATGTGCGTAGCGGTGTTTGGGCATTTAATTTCTAACAGGCCATCAGCACCTACCAAGCCATCAGGCGAAGCCCCTGCGCGGTTAATTACAGGATGTGGAACATAACCAACTTGGTCAACCAAAACATCCGCATACGATTCATACGCGGCACGGGCTAACGGTTCTGTTTCTGTACCCCATTGCATAGCCGCACTACTAAACGATTCTGCAACGGTGTTGGTCATGCGTTCGCAAATCAATTGCGCCATGTAGTTATCGCGTGATGCTGAATAACCGCTTTTAGTTTTGGCGATTACATCAGCAACGCGGGAAGCCGTGACATTACCCAAGCGGGCGGCAAACCATTCAGGTGTACCTTGTTCAATCATAATTTGGCCTTTACTTTATCTTTGGCGGCAATCACTTTTTTTTGCCAATCAGAATTACCGTTACAAGCGGCATAGGCGGCTTTGTAGGCGTTCTTTAAACCATCTTGGTCGGTTGATGCGTCTATAGCGGCTAAGTGGTCTATAAGGACGCTTTCGTCAACATTCTTTGCAGGGATAGTTGCCATTGCGCCATCGTCATCTTCAGGTGCAATTCCACAAGCCGCCATCAACGAACCGCGGCGGGCGTAGGTCAATGCTGACATATACGCGGGCGGGTCATTTTTGACTACGGGAAATTGCAAGATGCCACATTCAAGCATTTCGCCCGATTCGTGAACAAATACAGTTTCAACCATGATGCCGCCAGTACATTCACGGGTTTTTTGCACAAGGGCAATGCCGTTATTGTTTAGCGCGTCTATAACCGCTTCAACACACGCGGCAAGGTCGGCGTACTTGTTTTTAAAATGCGGGTTATAGGCGTTCTTTAAAGCGGGTGCAAATGCTTTTTGTGCTTGCACCAATGCCGTGGCTATTTGTTTCATTGTTCAATCCTTTGGACTTGTTTAGCAACTAACCAGTTATCACCCAAGCGGCGAACCGAACGAACCCATTGGCGTTGATAGGAACGAATTACTTCAGGTGGTGCATCGTAAGCGGCAAAAATGGCGCGAACGCGTTTAAGAAATCGTGTGTTCATGTTTAACCCCTCCAAGCCAACAGTACGCCCCAACCGCCAAAGATGACGATAGCCAAGGCACATTCGATAATTGTGGTGATGATTTTTTGTTTCATTGTCTTATCCTTAAATGTTTAAAAATGTGTTATCGCGGATTGATTCATACATATCGACTAACGCACGGTATTCGCCGTAGGCTACAACGCGGTCAAAATCGTTTTTATCTTTGATTTGGTTTGTGCCATTGTCAGAAACAAAACCCCAAATTTGTTTCATCTTGGCAATTTGGTTTTGCAGTTCGTTAAGTAAATTTTCTTTGCTGAAGCGAATCATTGTCTTATCCTTTGATGGGGGACTAAGCCCCCGTTTGGTTTATTTAGTTTTAAGAACGCGTGAAATGCGTTTGCCCGCTTCAACATAAGCCCAATTGGTCGCGTGTTCTTGGCTAGTAAAACATTTAGAACGCTGACGAACGCCAAATTCTTTCCATTCGCCGTTAACCTTGCGCGTGTTTTGAACCCATGCGTAAAAATTTACCGTGTCATCACGCAAACCAACAACAAAACCAATTTCACGGTCGCTATTGTCAAATTTGTTAGTGGTGAGGAATGTTTCTAAAGTTTCGCCTAATGTCATTTCAGTTTCTCCTAGTAGTCCCCAAGAAGTTCGGGGCATGGACAAAGTATAAGCGATTTTTAAATGTGTTCGTCAACACTTTGTTTAAATTATTTTCAACGGATTGTTTGTTTTTTGCAAAATGTTGTTATGATGCAACTATGACAAAACAAGACCAAATCCAAGCCGACAAGGAATTGATAGCCCTATTGGGCGGCACTACAGCGGTAGCCAAGCGCATCGGCATCAATTCACCCCAACGGGTTCATAATTGGTTGACAAGGGGAATACCCGCATCAGTTAAATTGGCGCACCCTAAACTTTTTTTAAAAGGTTTAAAGAAATGAACTGCAACTTTTGCAATGATGAAATTGTGGGTAGGCATCATTTGGCTAAAACTTGTTTGCCGTGCGCTACTGGCAAAAACAAAATAGGAATGTTGGAAGCAATTGCCGCGGTTAACAAAGCGGTTAAAACTGGCGCTTTGGCATCAGTAAAAACCCTTATGTGCGTTGATTGCGGTAGCCCTGCACAATGCTATGAACATCGTGATTACAACAAACCGTTGGAAGTTGAACCCGTGTGCCGTAAATGCAATTTCCGCAGGGGTTCTGCAAAACCTTTAACATTAGAAAGCGCGTGATGAAAAAAATAACAAATTACTTGCAGTACAAATCTTTTATGATGCAACACATGGCGTTTGCTACTGAAAACCAATCGCTGAAAGATTCGCTATACCACTTGGTTTTTTATCATTGGTACAAAGATGCGGCGCAACATGAGTATTGGACAATGACACATGAGCAACGCAAAGATTTGCACACGCTAATGATTCTTTGATACAATTTTTGAAACACGGCTAGGTTGGGAGTTGCTACCCAACCGAAAAGCGTACTCCCCGCCTGCCGCTTGTTTCTTTTTGGGAGTTTTGCGGAGATGCAGAAATGCACTACTATCAATTCAATATTTCCGACTATCGGTCGGCTACGGTTCATCTATCAAACGATGAAGATTTGGCGTATCGGCGATTGCTTGATATGTACTACGATTCTGAAAACAAAATACCGTTGGATACCCAATGGGTTGCAAGACGGTTACGGTTGGATACCAAAACGGTTGAAACTGTACTGAATGATATGTTTGTTAGGCATGAAGATGGATGGTTCAATGCCCGATGCCAAGATGTTATTCAGCAATATCATGCGATGGCAGAAAAAAATAGGGCCAATGGGCGGCTAGGTGGTAGGAAAAAGAACCCAACCGCTAACCCAATCGGTAACGATTCGCAACCCATCGTTAAGGCAACTATAAACCAAGAACTAGAAACTACTAACCAAGAACTAAATTCCGTATCTAAAGATACGGGCGTTAAAACGCCGCTAACGCCTGATGAAATTATTTTTGGTTATGGTGTTCCATTGTTGACCAATGCGGGTTCAACAGATAAAAGCGCCCGTTCATTTCTTGGTAGCCTAAGAAAAGCGCACGGCGATGAATTAGTTGTGAACACTTTGCGCGAGTGCATCAGGGCTAAACCAATTCAACCTTTGGAATGGTTAGCCAAGGCATTACCGCCTGATGGCATAAAACCTAAACTAAACAAACAGGAATCATTGGAAGCATCAAACAGGGCCGTTGTAGAACGATTGTTGAAGAAAGAAGGTTTGGTATGAACCACAATCAAAAATCAGATTTTTACCAACTTGTTGGCGATGCCCTTGGTTACTGGAAACAAGATGTAAGCGAATTTACATTGAATGTTTGGTGGAACGGTTGCCAAGCCTATGAGTTTGAGCAAGTTGCACAGGCATTAAGCAATCATGCGACCGACCCCGACAAAGGCCATTTTGCGCCAAAGGTAGCCGACATTGTGCGTATTTTGGGCGGCACTAAAACCGACCGTTCTTTGCGTGAATGGGGGCGGGTGCATGAGGCTATGAGTTCTATCGGCGCTTACAGCGATGTTGATTTTGGCGATAGCGCTACCCATGCAACTATTCGCGACATGGGCGGTTGGCCTAAACTTTGCCGTACAGAATTAAAAGATTTAAGTTATTTGCAACATCGCTTTTGTGAACTTTACAAAGCTAACGATGGGCAAGTTGTTGATGTACCCGCGTTGATGGGCGATAGGTCGCCTGATGAAGTTTTTAAAAAGAAAGGATTGCAACCGCCTAAACCAAAGTTAATTGCGGGCGGCAATCCAAGTAAATTAAAACCGTTAAAACTGCATACCCAAATTACGCAAGCATTGGGGTACAAATGACATTGAAAGTTCTGCCCATCAACACTTTTGAAACCGAACCTTGGTTAATTGAAAAACACTATGCCAAGCGTATGCCATCAATTTCTTATGCGTTTGGCGCTTACATCAATGATGTATTGGTTGGCGTGGTCACATACGGCACATCAGCAAGTTCTACCCTACGCCAAGGCGTGTGCGGCAAGAAATGGGAAGAAAATGTAATTGAACTCAACCGCCTTGTTGTTGACAATGATAAAAACAACATTGCTTCAGAACTGGTTGGTAAATCAATTCAAATGTTGCCCAAGCCCTGCATTGTGGTTTCTTACGCTGATACCGAACAAGGCCATGTGGGTTATGTTTACCAAGCAACAAATTTTATTTACACGGGTTTAAGTTCAAAGTTTAAAGACCCAAAAGTAAAAGGCTTGGAACATTTGCATCACACAACTTTTGCGCATGGAATGACTAACGCCGAAGTGATTGAAAAATACGGCGAAGAAAATGTTTACTTTGTCGAACGGGCGCGTAAACATCGCTATGTGTTTTTTGCGGGCAGTAAAACCCACAAGCAACAAATGCGGCGTGAACTAACCTATCCCGTGTTGCCATACCCCAAAGGCGAATCAAAACGCTACGATGCGGGCGGCAAAGTTAAAACCCAACAACTTTTATTTGTATGAACAAAGAAATTGCAATGCGCATTTTGGATAAGGTCAAAGAAGGGGTTTCATATCCTGATTGGCTAATTACGCGTGCATTGAAATTTACAGGCGATATTGATGGACATGGAACACTTTAAAGATTGCGAAGCGCGGGAATGGATAGCCCGTTACCGCAAAAAGCAATTGGAAGAAGGCAAAGGCGAAGCAATCGAATGGTGGAACAAAACCATTAAAGACATTGCCGCCAAGCGTGGTCAAGATGCCGCAGAAGAATTGAAAAGAAGAATGAACGAACAAAGGGGAACAAATGCGATTCGCCGCAAGGGTTGATGCAAACCAAACACAAATCGTATCTGCCTTACGCGCCGCGGGTGCGTATGTTTGGATTATTGGCCTACCCGTTGACCTTTTGGTTGGCTACCGTGGTCACACTTTCTTGGTAGAGATTAAATCGGGGTCTAAAAGGCGTTTTACGGCCCTACAAGCCGATTTTTTTGAGAATTGGTCGGGAAGTACCTTGGCACGGGTTGATAGCCCTGAATCCGCACTACGAATGATTGGGGTAATTTAATGAACGCGCCTTACAAAACAGTAGATTTCATTTTAGAAAACGCGCCAAGGTACGCTAAAGCCAAAAGCGAACGCATCTACCTTGAAGAATTCCGTAAGACCAAAAAAGCATTGCTGATGAAGGTAGCGATGGAAATGGGCTACGAAAGCGCGGCGGCACAAGAACGCGAAGCCTACGCACACCCCGAATATCAAGAATTGCTAAAAGGTTTGGCGTTAGCCATTGAAGAAGAAGAAACGCTGAAGTGGAAATTAACCGCGGCGACAATTAAGGGGGAAATATGGCGCACCGAATCGGCTAACGAACGAAGTGGCATAAAAGCAACGGAATAAACAATTTGTTGAAAAATGCGTATTAGTGAACTTATAATTTGTGTACGCCGTTACATCACGGTCTTAAAGAAAGTAGCAAATGTGGCCTTTTCCCCCATTCCCTAACCCCAAAGACAAGGGGACTAAGCGCCCTAAGTTCAACCCCGAAAACTTTGAGGATGCGCCGCTATGAATATTTACTTAAGCAAAGAAGATTTTTTGCAAGCAATGGTAGATGAACTAAGCGTTATTTGGATTGTGCGTAAACATCCGCCTATGCCTTTGCGAATGATTGGTCATTTGGAATCATTCACAATTCATAAAATTTACCACAACCTTAAAAGCGCAAAAGAAGAAGCAAAAAAACGAAATCAAAAATCATCTTATTTGTTTACTGTTAAACGAATAAATTTAAGAAAAAAAACATGACTGATACACAAATATTAGCGATAGCGGCAACAATTTGGATTGCCCCTCATTTGCCCAAAACTATTAGTTTGATATCAGGTTTGATTATGCTTTTGTGCGCAATTGCTTCAGGAATTTCTAAATCGATGGGGCAAGCATGACTAAAGAAGAAACAGAAGTAATGCGCATGGCTTTGGAAGCGTTGAAATATGCAGTAGATGGAAGCAATTGGCACATTGTTGACCCTGCCATCACAGCCATTGAGAAATTCCTAGCAAACGATGCCCTAGAAAAAAAGGCGGAAAACGCCCGCGAACTTGGATTGGAATATTGAAATGAAAGATTACGAATTTACATTTAACGCCACAACAGGCGCGGGCGGCGAAACCGTCACTTGCAAAATGTCATACGAACGCGATGAACATGGCCCGTACTTTGAAAACATTGAAGATGTGACATTTGAGGGCGTAAGCGTAAACGGGCTTATTTCTGAAGAACAATTTAGCGAATTGGAAATGATTGGCGTTAATAAATTGCGCGAACACATCGCAGGGGAAAAAGACAGGGCTTTAGAACCATGACAAATTACAAAACATGGATGTTAATTTTGATGTTTTTGGTGGCCTTTTGGGGTTGGGTAATTTTTATAGTAAAAGGCGCAATATGACAAAAGAAGATGTTATTCGAATGGCACGAGAAGCGTGGCTATCAGATAAAGAAGCGCAGTTAATTACTGAATTTGATGAAGCCTATATTTCATGCACTTATTTGCAAGACTTAGAAAAGTTTGCCGCCCTTGTTGCAGAACATGAGCGTAATCAAATTGCTAATGAATGGTGGTTGTGCTATCAATCAGACCTTGAAAATGGCGTGAAATCTTTAAATGAATATGAAGTCATGAAGTTTTTTACAAACTATCCTGAATTGGCAAAATTTGGTAAATGGATAGATGCAAGGGGGCAAGCATGATGCCATCCATTGATTTGGGCGCGACACATTCAACCCATAAGTTTAAGTTATGCACCAAATGCAAAACCGCTAAACCCCCTGAAGGCGGCATCGAAATGGGTGCTAAATGGATTTGTCAGGCTTGTTGGAATAGGCGCATTACTGGCAAAAATTTGCAACAAAACCGCAAATCAAGAAATGCGAAAGCAAGTTAAACGCAAGCGGTACGCGCTGATTGACCCTATCCAACATGGAATAATCGGCGCGGCAATCACACCTAGGCACATATTGGACAAATTGCGGTTTACCGAATATGCCGCGTTAGATGCCATAACCAAAGGCATGGGAACAATACACGATTGGCGCACTTTGGTGGATGTGCTAAACCTTGCCGAAATGATGGGCAAAAACGGGGTTGGCCCTGAAGTATTGCCAATATGCCACAAGGCACAGGAAAGCCTACACAAAGCCGCTTTACGCTTTCAGGAAACCAAGCGCATGGGGTTAGATGGTGTTGGCATCCAAGCCATTCGGGATTTGTTGGAGTACGCCGATTTACAGCAGGCAAGCGTAAGCCGTGCAGAATTTGAACGGTATGTAAAGAAAACCAAGGATTACATTAAATCAAACGGAAACCTAGTGGTAGAAATTGAATGAGATTTCCTAAACATCAATACATTCGTAGCCAAACCCTTTTGCGCCACGCCCGCGAAATACCATGCCAACATTGCGGCGCTGACGATGGCACGGTAGTGGCGGCACACACGAACTGGCAAGGCGGCAAAGGTCGGGGAATTAAAGCCGATGACAACCTGATTGCAAGCCTTTGCCATTATTGCCACATGGAAATTGACCAAGGCGGCAAATTGGATAAAGCCGAACGGCAAAAGATTTGGCTTGCGGCACATAAGAAAACCGTGGGAAAATTACAAGCGTTGGGCTTATGGCCCGTTGATGTTCCACTACCTGAAGGACTATGATGGTTAAATTCCGTGCCGAAGCGGTTAAATCCGACCCCGTAATGCAGTTTGTTCAATGCCTACTGCATAGCGTCACAAACGCCCACATCCTACATTTCCAAAGCCTAAGTTATTCACAACACATGGCCTTGGGCGCTTATTACGATGAAATTGGCGATTTAGTGGATAGTTTTGTTGAAGCGTTCCAAGGTAAGTACGGGTTGCTAACCAAGTACAAAGCGGAATATGAACTGCCCGAATCAGACCCCGTTGATTACATGATTTATTTAAAGGATGAAGTGGCAACCCTGCGCCGTATGCCCGAATTCCCCCAAGATAGCGAACTACAGAACGAAGTAGATACCATTGCTAACCTGATTAACAGTACGCTTTATAAACTGCGCTTCTTAGCCTAATGCCATCAGTACCAACTAACAGTAAGTGTTCATCGTTAGGATGTAAGAACCCTAGAAGTAAGCTGAACACCTACTGCTTAGAACATGGGGGCATGGACAACATGGCAAGGCGTGAAACCGATAGCGCCTATCAAACACCGTTATGGAAAACAATTAGGGCGGCACAGATAAGCAAGCAACCCCTATGTCAAGGTTGCCTAGCGCGTGGGATAGTCACCGCGGCTAAACACATCGACCATTTATTTGCATGGAAGCACATAGGCGGGCAAGCCTTTTCACACAACATATTCCAATCCCTTTGCCACAATTGCCATAGCCAAAAATCAGGGCTAGAAAAGCAGGGCATTTACAGGCACTACGCACAAGGCGGCGTAAAAGACTACAGTAAGCACGACTACGCGTATATGGTGACAAATGCAAATAGGAACTGAACATCAACCCAAGGGCGCAAGTGTTGTTTATTGGATACACAAGCCCGAACACACCGACATTACCAAACAAGGTTATGTAGGCATTACGCACAAGATGGCTAGGGATAGGTGGATTGACCATAAGAGTTCATCACGCCGTAACCCTGATGCCAATTGCGCCGTGGTTAACCGTGCTATCCGTAAGCACCCCGACTTGATATATGAGGTAGTTCTAGTAGCAGATACCCGCGAATACTGCGAACGCATAGAAGGATTGCTAAGACCAACTAACCGCATAGGTTGGAACATTGCCCGCGGTGGTATGCCCGTTGATACCATGATGGGCGGGGTAGCCAATAGGGAACGATGGATTAAATATTGGATAGATAACCCTATTGAAGCGGCTAACCGTTGGTGGGAAACAGAACGCAGATTGCTAAAAAAGCAAACAATTAAACATCGTAAAGCAAGCAAACCAAAGCCATTTACAGTAGAAAGAAAGTTTAGCGCACGCAATAAATCAGGATATACAGGCGTTACATGGTTTGATAAGTACGGCAAATGGCGGGCGCAAATAGGCATCAAGCCTGAAGTAGTAACCCTTGGCTACTTTGATACAAAAGAACAGGCTTATGCGACCTACTTGGAGGCCAAACACATACGCTTGCAATATAGGCATGGCATACTTGGTTTTGATGATGCAATTGCTTTAATTCGGGCGTTATAAAGCGTTTTGAATACTTAAGAACTAAAAACAAATGGAC